ACGTGGTCGGTAAGTAAGGCGAAAGAAAACCCCCGCTTCTTACAAATGTCGTTCACGCAGCGTGTTATGTCGGGAGCATCGGCAGATGGTGAGTATGTCTACTATAACGCCACCATCATCAACAATACGGTGGCGACTACGCAGGCGACGGATGACCCGACAGTGTATTTCCAGGACACGCGGCAATACCCGCTCATCAAGGACACGAGCCAGTATGTAGTCAGCGTAGACAACTTCAGTATTAACGGTGCCCAGAAGACGCTCCCCATCCTCATTCCGCAGATGATTGGTCCCCAGCAGACGGGAGTTGTCCTTACCTCTGCGATTGCGAGTGGCGGAGGCACGGGCACGGGCACGGGCACGGGCACAGTGGCTACGACCGTCACCTACACCTTCACCTCCTGGGCTGTGGCCCTAACCCTCGGCCAGTCCGTCACGGTCACTGGGTTCAGCAACACGGCATATAACGTGACGGGCACTGTGGTTTCGTCCACGGCCACGACCTTTACAATTGCCAATGCCACGACCTCCATCCTCCAAGGCTCGGCATCCGTCACAGCCGGGTCCCCGGTGGCTGCCTTTCAGAACTATGCGGACATTAACTACTCCATCTACTCCGTGTCGTTTGGCCTTACGGTTGGCACGACGGTTGGTAGTGGCACGGGCACCACGGCCACGACCCAGTCCTTTGTAGCCACCATCCCCCTGACCTGGATTAACGAGAACCAGGCCCCCTTTACGGTCAAGCCGCTCAACGTCTTTCCTCGTCAGCCCGAGGTGAATTATTACTACCTCTACTCCTACTCGCACTGGGTGGACATTATGAACAATGCCCTTACGACAGCGTGGAAGACGGTTATGACCCAGGCCAATCAAATCCAGGGCGTAGGCGGCACCCGATGCCCCTACTTTGAATATGACCAGAACACCGGCCTCTTTTCCCTCGTCCAGGATGCCCTGACCTCGTGGCTTCCCTACGGCCAGCAGCCGACACCTCCTTCCTCGGCGTATTCCGCATCGCAGGGCGTGTCTGACCCGTCCCAGCCGTTCGGCCCTTTCTTCCCGACCAACACCTACTATGGTGCGGGACAGGGCACCGGCACAGGCACGGGCAGCGGCACGGGCACATCGGGAGCCGTAGCCTATTCCTCGGTTCCCTACGGTGCGTCCGAGTTCTCCTTTGTCGGCTACAACTCCAACTTGGAGGGCCTCATCAGCAACTTTGACACCATTTACTTTGGCGGCCAGTCCAAGGTTCTGTCCACCTCGGCCTCGTCGTATTCCTACACGCAATCCTCCACATCGGTCATCACCGCCCCGGCATCGGCCGCGTGGGTTGCGGGCAACGTCACGCCGGTCTACTACCCCGAGAACATTGTGAATGTGGTCCCGCAGGCGAACAGCATCTTTACCATGCCCACCCCCTGGTCCTCCGCATTCACCACCTCCATCTACTACCTCCGCGAAACCGAGGACTTCATCTCCACCGGGTCCCTTTGGTCGCCCATCGCTTCCCTGGTCCTCACCACGACCCAGATTCCCATCCGCCTTGAAGGGAACGCCAACCCCGTCCTACTGGGTGCTTCTAACACGAGTGGAGCCACGGGCCTCAGCGGTGCCAGCCAGAAGGTCCTCCTGGAAACGCCGATTGATGCCGTCACGGCGGACCTGTGGCGTGGCTTCATTCTCTACAAGCCCCTCGTCCCTCTCTTCTCGGCCCTGGACCCGAGCGAGGGTGGCCTGACGAACATTGACCTCCGCCTCGGGTGGCGGAACCGCCTCACCAACGAAGTCATCCCAATCCAAATGTATAATTCAGGCACCGTGTCCTTCCGCCTCCGCTTCGTCAAGAAGTAGTATGTCGTCGTTTAGTCCCAAAAATCTTTCCCGCCGCTCTCATAAATGACGAGTGAGGTGTCCAAGTATTCTGTCTACGACCCCCGTGTCATCCAGACGAAGCCGAAGTATGCCGTGGAGAAGGGTGCCCTCAGCATCACGAACGTGTCCTTCAACGCCCAGACTGCCAACCAGTCTACCCAGCAGTTCAACGTCATTGTCCCGTCCGAGAACGTCTTCATTGACCGTGCCGTGGACTGGATTAGCAGTGGCGTCGTAAGCATCGCCGTGTCCTTTGCGGCTGCCCCGTCGGGCGGTCAGATTATTATGGGACCGGGCGACGTGGCCCTGGCGGCCTTCCCGAGCCACCAGTGCGTCCAGCAGATGACGGCGACCATCAACGACGCGACGGTGACGGTCAACACGGCGGATGTGCTCAACTATGTCCTCCGTCTTCAGGACCTCGCCCAGCACCGTAAGCAGCGGACCTGCCCGACGATGCTTGACCTCTATGCCTACAACCCGCCCAACTCCTACACCCAGGGCGGCCAGCCTCTCTTCGACAATTCCCCGCTCAACGGCTACAGCGTCCGCTACACCAGCGACACGGCCCCGAACGGTGCGTGGGCGGAGTGGTGGTTCTGCGACTCCACGGGTGCCCCCCTCGTGTCCCCGGGTATTCCCGTGGCGGCGACTGGCACCACGGTGGCCTACACGGGCCAGGGCACGGGCACGACCCAGACGGTCTACCTCCGCTGGCAGTCCACGGAGAAACTCCTGCTCCCGCCGTTCATCTTTGGCGATGCCTTTGAACTCTCCACGGGTCTGTTCGGTGTCCAGAACTTCCAGGTTCAGATGAACATGCTCCCTAACCCGAGCCGTGCGGTGCGTCTGTCTTCGTCGCTCGTCGGCAAGACGATGGGAACCACGGGCATCACGGCTGTGGGTCTTCCGCAGTGGGTCACGAGCCTTTCTACCTCGTCCTACCCTCCGTATTCGTTCCAGCCGGCTCTCTCGGTTCAGTTCATGACGCCCGCCCTGGATGTCCCGCTGCCGCCCAAGAGCATCGTGCCCTACATGGAGTTCCCCCGCTACATCACGACGGGTGTGGTGTCTGCCCTGCCGTCTTACATCGGCACAACGAGTTCCATCAGCAAGTCGCTGGTGTCGGGCACGCAGATTTCGTCCAACACGATTACCCTGCCGAACATCCCGGACCTTCTGATGATTTACGTCAAGCCGGCGACCCCGGGTGCGTCCATCTTCAACGTCGGCACGGGCACGACCACGTCGCTCGGCACCGGCACGGGCACGACGGGCTCGGTCCCCTACCAATCTGTGGTCGGCACGGGCACGGTCAACGCCCCCGCGAGCGGCCTGTGGGACAGCACCATCGGCGACTTTACGCTCCCCATCCAGGGCATCAGCATCAACTTTGACAACTTCTCGGGCCTGCTTGCCAACCACACGCAGTATGAACTCTACAAGATGTCCATCAACAACGGCCTGGACATGGACTTCAATACCTGGTGCGGCGAGGGTCGCACGCCGCAGGGCTCGGCTCTGGGCACGACGGTGACCCCGATGTATGTGTCGCTCGCCGGCGGCCCCCTGGTTCTCCGCCCGGGTCGCGACTTTGCCCTCCAGGCGGGCCAGGCCCCGGGTCTTGTCGGCAACTTTACCCTCCAGTTCCAGTTGACGGTGGGCAACCAGTTCCTCTCGCAGGTCAACGGCCTGAACCTCTACGTCGTCCCGATTTCGTCGGGCTTCTTTGAAACCATCAAGGGGTCTAGCCGCATCATCAAGGGCGTGCTTACGGAGCAGGACATTCTCTCCAGTGCGGCCCACGCCCCGGATGCCGACCTCCAGCGTATGGTGGGTATGGGCGACGGTCGCGAGGATGTTCGTGCGTATAACGACCAGTCGGGGGCGTTCGCCAGGTCGGCCAAGGCGGCCATGAAGACTGGCGTTAAGAGCCGCATGGCTTCTTACATGTAGAGAGTAAATGGAACAAAAGAGCAAGTGGTGGGGTGTAGGGCTGGAAGGCGATGAAGGGGAACCCCCCTTCAATGGTCCACCGCCGTATAGACCGCCGAAACGGTATGAACAAGAAAAAGCAAAGCATCGTGTGAACAACACAACCAACCCTCGTGTGGGAAGGAGGAAGTCCAAAAAGAGTGTCCGGAAACCTATGGGGTAGACGGGCGGCTTCCGTCTTCCCTTCCACACGAGTTCAAAACTCCGCAGCGTAGGTGCCGAGGCGGCCACTACCAAAACTAATGGTCTTGGCCTTCTCTCGGGCCGCCGCAACGGCTGCTGCCTGGGCCGGAGTCAAGGCCGGTCCTCCCGCCATTTGCTGGGCGGACGGTGCCGGTGCTGGTGCCGGGGCTGCTGCCTTTGGACCCTTTATAACCAAAAACAGGTCAGGCAGGGCATATTCAAAGGACCGAACACCAGCCTCGTCCCCCGTCCAGTCCTGGAGTTTAATGTCGCATACATTCTCGCTGGTTCGTGTTCCTATGTCCGCAATTACATAGTTTGAACTGCCGGGTGCCTTCCGAACAAAAGCCACTACATGCGAGGAATGTAGTTCCACGCCATTCTTCATAACTGCCGGGATTCGGACCATGGCAGGGAACCCCTCCCTTGCGATTTTGTTTAGGGTATTATTGACCCGCTCGTAATCCAAGTCCTCGTAATCAGCCTTGGCTACATTGACTTTTGACGTGGTATGAGCATCAAAGGTTTCCGTTTCGTATTTGTCTTTAAGCAGGTCCGAAACATCCCCCATTGAAGCGAGCCGGTCAGGAGGAAATGGCCACGGCGGGGCCAGAGGGGCATATTGCCGCAGCATCTCGTAAGTCGCGTGGACGCAGCCATTAGGTCGCACCTTGACTTGCCGGAGTGCCGTGCTGACCTTTGCCTCCATACCGCCCGTCAGGCCCCCGGACCGCCATTTGTGGGGGAGCATATAATTACTAATCAGAAGTTCCTTCCGGTCCTTTGCCCCAATCGGTGAGGTTTCGGAATGATGCCCCTTGACCACATAGGGGTAGAGTTTGAACCCAGCAAAGGCCTTGCGAATAAGCGGGGAGTCATTGATGGTAATGAGGAAGTCGCCCTTCAAGTTCTGAAGAACGCGGGCTAGTTCGTCAAAGTCAAAGGACTCGGAGCCGGCTGCGTAATCCACGCCCTTACTCATTTCGTAGGGCGGGTCCAAGAAGAAGAAGGTCTTGGCCGAGTCGTGGGCCTTGATGACCTTTCGGTAATCCTGGTTCAGAATGGTTGCGTGCTCTAGCCGCTTCTTGTAATCCTGAATGTGATTGGTCTTTTGGGCTGGGTTAGAGGACTTGGCAATGTCCGATGCGTCCATAACATACTTGCCTCCGAATCCATTACAGCGTCGGATGATGCTTTCGGTAATCTGTCCGGCTGTGCTCTTGGGGTGGGAGGACAGCAGTCGCCTTTGGGCCGCGAGCGTCTTGGCGGAGGGGTAGGCAGAGGAGTCGGTTGGGGCATCCAGCACCCGCCTATAATCCGCCACCAACTTTGAATCCAGGTCATTTACTACTTCCTTGTCGGAAGGAGTTTTACCGAAGAACACCGCCCCGCCACCAAAGAACGGCTCAACATACACCTGGTGCGTCGGGAAGACCTTTTCAAGCATCTTCACTTGCTTCCTCTTGGACCCTATGCGGCAGAACAGCGGCTTCATTAGTAAGACCAGGGATTATTCCATCAGGCTTCCAACCCAATATGGCTTCCACCTTGTCCTCGCCTAGCAGGTGAATACACCGGGCCATGGAGAAGTAGGTGGACTCCTCACGGCCGATGCCTCCCTTGGAGAAGCACAGGGCAAACCAATCGGCCAGCAGGTCCACCAGCATGTCCCACTTGGTAATCCCCAAACGCTTCAACTCCCGCGGGTCTGTCTGATGCGTCCCGTGGACCGAGGGCGGGAGGTTCAGCAACTTGGCATTCGGATTGACCAACTTGGCCTGGGGCAGTTCCTTCTTGATGTGGTCCCACAACTCCTTAGAGTCCGTAATGACGTTCAGAATCCGCAACTCCGGCTTGGACTTCAAATACCTAACCGCATTCTCCACGAAGCCCTTGTCCGGCCGGTCCGTTCCCCGCAGGTGAAGGGTTGTGCCATACGGGTTGAAGTCTTTAAGGATGGCCTTGATGGCATCCCGCATTCTAGGTGTGACCCGCAGGTGGGTCGCAATGTCCGCGACGTCCCACTTCCTCTC